CCGGAAGGAGTTGGGTCGGGGGTGGGATCGTTCGTATGACGCTCGCGTCGCCTCCTTCCTTCCTCCCCTGTCGTCTTCCCTGCAGCGATCCCGCGCTCAGGGGGGTTCCCGGTCCCAGTGGGTGGGCCGCCGTCAAGATTTTCTGGAGTCTGCCTATGGGCTTCGTCCGTTCCGCATTCCTGGCGAGTTTCGTACTCGTTTCATGAATGTGGAGACCGATGGAAAATCTCGTTCGGTGACCGTGGCATCTGCCACTCAGCACCTCCTGGGTCCCCTTCACCGGTCTCTGTATGACGCGGTGTCGAGACGACCTTGGCTTCTTCGTGGTGAAGCCAAGAAAACCAAGTTTGACGGGTTTGAATCCGTCAAGGGGGAGGTATTTGTCAGCGGGGACTACGAGTCCGCCACCGACAACCTTTCGTTGGAGGTCGCCGAGGTTATACTCGACGAGCTCCAGTCACTCTCTCAGGAGGTCCCTTCGGGGGTCTGGGACTTCGCTCGGCTCAGCCTTCGGGCTGTCGTCGAGTATCCTGAGGGATTGACCGCGCGTCAATTGCGGGGGCAGTTGATGGGGAACTTGTTGTCGTTCCCTCTTCTTTGCCTCCAGAACTATGTCGCTTTCCGCTGGTTCGTTTCAGGTCCTGTGCCTGTCCGAATCAACGGTGACGACATCGTTTTCCGTGCGCGTCGTGAGGTTGCCGATGTGTGGATGCGCGGCGTCTCCGACCTCGGCCTCAAGCTGTGCTTGGGGAAAACAATGGTTTCGGCCAGTGTCTTCTCCTTGAACTCGACTTTCTTTAGGGGTAGTCGACTTGGGGTCCGTCGCCTTCCGGTACTGCGTCCGGCGGTACTGGCAAGGGAGTGTGGTGTTCCACATTCTCTTGCGCCCGGACTCTCGACTTTTTGTCGTGGGTTCCGGGGTGAGGCGAGGGTGAGGTCGGAGATGCTGTATCTCCGCTGGCGTGCGTCGCAGTTTTCTGCGACGGGGAGGAGTGTATTGCGCGACCTGCGCGCCGGGGTTGATCCTGAGTCCCTTATCCGTTTGGGTTGGGCACGTCGTGAGGCATTCTTTTTGGAATGTCCTCCGTGCCCACTTCCCTTGGATAAGGTTCGTCTGGGTCATTCATCCTTACCGGAAGGATGGAGGAGGGAGCGCCTTTCTCGTCGGCCGGCGACGAGGCGGCGACAGTTGGAGGCCGAGAGTTCATTTTATGGACTCTTGACCTCTAGAGCGTGGTCGTCACCACCTGAGTCTGCTCGTTCTTTGGAACGGGCGACTTGGCGGGAAGCCACTCAGAGTTCTTTGATCTCTGGGTGGCAGTGGTGGCGGCGCAACACTCGGCGGAAGCGTCTTGGCTGGTTTCGACCAGTTGCCAAGGCTCTTTCCGTCAAACTGTCACTTCTT